CTTGTCATAATTACCCTCTAATTCATCTCGAATTACCAATGTACCAATCAACTCAAAAGGACTGACACTATCAATATAGTCAAGATCCATTCCATAATTTTTAATTTTATCCATATATGACATATCAAATCACTCCTTTCACTTGATCCTATGGTAGCCAGATTTCGGATTTAAATACTCATTATATGCCATACGATCAACTGGAAACGATGTTTCTACAATTCCATCTTCCCCAACAATTACAATCCATTTTGGTAAACCATAAACATAATAATTTTGACTAAATCCATCTAAATAATATTTGTATATTTCTACACGCTTATCACTGACTATATCAATGATTTTTTCATTATAATTTTCCGCTGTCCAATCCGCTGGTATATGCCCTAGTCTTTTGCGTTTTTCTAAATGTACCTTTAGTTTGTCTTCTTTCCACTTTGGACCATTTTCTATAATGCTTTTTCTTATTTTTTCTGCAATATCCATTTCTTTAATTTTACCATTTTCATTAAACATTTGCAATTGAAAATCAGCTTGATTCAAACGACTTTTTGGTTTATAAAATCCATCCCAGCCACGCAAAATCTTTTCCCAATCACCACCGGATTTGAAAGCCTCAACACCAGCTTTTCCAAAGAGCTGCTGCTGCTTCCCTTCTGGTAAAGCATCAATATATTCTCGTGCTTTTTTCGGCTGAAATTCTTGATCTGCTTTAACTTCCCAAACATAAATCACCTGCAGCATGCACATACAATTCGGATGTCTTGGAATACTGGGTACCTTATTTTTCGGATAAACTCCCTTACCAAATCCCACATTCATATTTGCACAAACATCACACTGATCAAATGGCACAAGAGCGTGTCGGCTAGACAACACCCATCGATATCCCCAAACATCAGAATCATCTTGGTTTTTAGCAACAAATCCATCAAACCAAGCACGTGCCGATTCTGTCCGGGCAATGCGTTCTGCATGATATCGTGACTTTTCCTCAAGAGCCGTATGGACTGCTTTATTAATTGCTTCGACACTAAATGTCTTGCAGGCATCCACAAGCTCACTATACGCGGTCCGCAAATTTGGTGTTTTCCCCATATTTATTTTCTTTTTTATATAGCCTGTTAAGGCCAATACAGTTTGAGCCAATTGCATATCGCCATCTGCAGCCCAACGTGCGTATGTTTCTATTTTCTGTAGATATTGAGGTAATTCTGCCTGATGAATAACTGTTTTACCACTGTTGTATCCATCATATAAATTCATGGCCATATCTTTTACCGTTTGAGCCGCCAACATACTTTTACGGATTGTCGTTACGATGGATTCTCGCATCAGTGGCGTTGCACCATGCAAGCGCCTAGAAAGAGGCATATCATCACCGGTCCAGGCATCGGACAGTAATGTATTTTTTATCCTTTCACTATTAACAACAAGCTTTGGCAAAACGCCATAACCTGCACAGGAAGCAAGATAAATGGCATTTAACGTTGCCTCTTTGTTCGCATCAAAAAAAGACGTTTCCGAAAGTGCCTCGGATACCGTCTTCACTAAGGGTTTACCATTTTGAATGTCCTGGATAATTTTTTCGACAACCGGCTGTGCAATCGAATGATATTCTTTTTGATAGTCCTGAAGAATGTTTCTTACCGCTTCGCGAAAGTCTTCGCTCTTAAACGTTGCCATTATTAGCCCCTGGCGTTTCTGATTCTAAATAGGCTTTATCGTCTGGCTGCGCATCAATATCGCCGATAACTGCATTCACCACTTTATCGTCTTGATTATTCAGCATGGTTCGTGCAGCAATCTTCTTGACTTCTTTATCGAATTTACCACCAATCCCAAGCAGTAAGGCTTTTGTGACTTTATCGAGCTCCGTAGAGACATCGACAACGCCATAATCATCGTTATACTTTGATGTGAATGCCAAATTTGTCTTTATATACAGTCCAAAAATCTCAGCAATTTTCTCTTCAAAAGCTTCTAAATTTTTAGCAAAATCTGCAATGGTCTGATTTGATGACTGATTATCCCATTCTTTTGATAACCCTGATGTCTGTTGTTGCACCCCTGTGACATTCGCCCGTTCTGCCATACGGTAAATTTCCTGAATCATGTTCTGGATTTCGCTAAGAAGCATTTCGGATGGTCCACTTTCTGGTGTAATAAAGTCCGGTTTAGCTCCAGATATGCTCTTAAATAAAAGCATATCGGTCGTACTAACAACCAACTCATTCGCATCATTATAATCATCATTTTCAGCAATCGGATAAATTAGTAAACTAAAGGCTTGATTTCGATTTCGTTCTCGAAGTTCACTGCAGGCATTATAGATAGCAAGATTTGTTTTCGCTATCGAATAATATTCTGACTGTGGCAATTCAGCTTCGTCATCATCCAATGCGCCATAAAGCGGCACAATAGGCAATACACCAATCGTATTAACACCATCGGTTTTTCCATTCTCATCTTCCCTAATCCATTTTTCAGCAGTCCAAGTCCAGGTCACTGTTTTCTGCATTTTATTGCCATCAACGACATCGGTATATTTCATAGTGTATTTCAAGAGAGATAAATTACCGAATCGATCCATAGCCCAGGCTCTAACTTGATCGGGTTTAACAATATATATGAACGGGTATTGCCGATTTTTCAGTGCAGCTGCCAAGTCTTCCTCTGTCTTAGAAAAATTATCGACAACCCCAAACACACATCCAAACAGCTTTGCCCGGTCAGCCACCCGCTTCATAAATCGATCTAATTTCGTTCCTTTACCATCCACATTTTGCAAGAATCCATCAAAGAGAGCATTCTTTGTATATTCCCTGACTGGCGGTTCTTTAAAAATCGGATTAACGTGCGCCTCAATGCAGGGTTTAAGATAATTGCAATAATATGCCATAAATCGCCGACGTACATATTTCCCCATGCTTTCACGGGGATGCGGAACTAAGTAGTCTCCATCTTCAAAGCCACCCGTACCAGCATACGCATCTTTTAGGAAAATATATTTATCCGGAATGCCTCCACCAAAGGGTACCGCATTTTTTACGATCTCATATTCCGTCATTTGTCGTGCTTTCTTTTTCTGCCTTGGTCTCAAGCCGTCACCCCCTAGAACTTGCCTGTCTGCAAGCCATAATTTTTATAACTGCCCTTAATGTCAGCCACTTCATAACCATCAAGCCCATACCACGTTGCGCTAAATGTATGCGGATCAATACTGAATTCATCTTCAATAAGTTCACCATCTTTATTTACGGCATACGTTAGATCCTGTAATTCATCAATCGTATGCACGCATTCGTCTGAACAAATAATTTTCTTGAACCGCTTTACCTTCTTTGTGTTTTGCGTTCGACTACCTGGTGGCTTTTTAGCGCCAATCATCCGAAAACCTTCTTGATTATAATATTTAATCGTTTTCGGTTCGGCCGAATCTGCCCGAATCAGCTCTCTACTTTCAGCAAACTCCTGCAAGTCGACGGCGGTAGCATCATCGGTCATATGATTTTTGTAATATTCCCAGTAGATATAGAGATATTTACGTTTATCATCAATAGCCAGGCGAAGCACTGCATTATAGGAATCTTCGAAACCAAAGTCCATTCCAACACGTAAAAAACGCGAAGGGATATCTCCCACCGCATTCATAACTTTTGTATGTGATTGTACTATAAATTGTGGCAATACGAGCGTCCCATTCACGCCAAACTGGCCCTTACGAGCAATCCGGTATAAATCTATATCATATGCCTTAAGTGCATCCAATTGCTCAATATAACTGTAAGGCAAAAAGTAATTATCATCCGCTACCGAATGATGATAATAGGTATCGCCAATCCGCATAATACGTTGTTTATAAAGCATGGTGTCTTTAATTTTAGGTACCTTGAAGAAATGCTTATACGTCCAATTTGACTTTGCAACTGGATTTGTAGACAAAATCATGTGAAGCTTTAATGTTGGATGGCGCAGACGTCCGATAAGTTCTTTAAACCCTGCATACTTTATTTCGCTACACTCTTCAAGCCAGATAATACTGATGTTATGGATTGATTTGAGTTTTTGCGGTTTATCCATTCCTTTGAAAATAATCTTGCTGCCATTTGGAAAGCGGATCTGCATCGGTGATGTAACAAAGCGAATACTATCGTCTAAACCAAGATCGATTACAATTTCTTCAAATAATGAAAAGCAGCTATCACGAATTGTGTCATATACATCACGGACCACTAAGGCGGTTCGTTTTTCAGCCAATAATTTCAAAATGATCTTTAAAGCAACATGATATGACTTTGATGAACCATAGCCGCCCACTAGGAAATAGAACTTACTGTCCCAATCAAAAAGAAAATCTTCAAAATGTGGATTGACCTCTTTATTGACTTCCATCATCGCGACGTTCCTTTCTGCCTATAGTGATGTGGATAGGTTCATCTTTATCTCTAGCCCCCTGTGTTGCCGTCAATATTCGATGTTTACTTTCAATTGCCCGAGTCTTTGCCATTTGTACACGCGTCAATGCTTCTTCAATACGAAGGATTTGACTGATTAACATTTTCTTATGTTCTTCATGCGCAACCATTGATTTTTCTTCCTGGTAGGTTTTAACCTGACGAACGATCCCTGTACGATCATCGTAGACATCCGTAATGATTGGTATTTTCCTAATTTCATACATCGTTTTGGTTTCAACCAATTCTTTTTGACCTTTTAAATCATTGAGATGCTGCAACATACGGCGCTCACGAAACGTTAAAAGCCGGATATCTTCATCCATCTGTGTGATTGGATCTGTATTAATAGCTGCAAGCAGGTTTTGTTCCGTTTCATCCATCATATCCAACCAAATGGTTTGATATTCGCCAGTAGCGACCGCATTCGTATTTCTAGGTGGCGCACCGCCGGAATTTCCTAAAGCATTTTTGTTCTCGGGCGGCGCCCCATGCCCTTTTGCATTTTTATTACCAGGTGGGGCTCCTTTTTTTATTGGAGCGTTCCCTTTTTCCAAGGGGAGCGCTCCCTTATTTGAATTGGAGCGCTCCTTTATTTTTTCGTCCCATTTATCTACCGTTTTCCACTTACGAATTTTTGAATCAGTAAGATTTAACTCTCCGGCAATGTCTTTAAGCAACTTCTTACCGCCGCTATCTTGCCAAAGCTGAAATGCTTTATCTCTGTCTGGACTTCTCGCTCTTCCCATTTTACATAGTCACCACCATCCTAAAGCAAAATACAGCTATTCATCATCTTTCTGTAGCTGTAAATCCATTTCAATCAACTGACGAAGATCAGTAACTGAATTTATAACAATATTTCCTTTTTGAAAATCTGATATCCATTTTGCAATTCCGGCCTGAACAATTTTACGATATTTTTCTCTTGATTCCTGTATTGCCAATGCCTGTTCAGCCTCATAAGCAGCCAAAATTTCTGCCTGATTTTCTGGAATCTCAAAATTTTTTATTTTATGACTGGTCATGTTCGGCAATCTCCTTTATAATGAGATTATCGAACACTTGTACGGAAAAATAGCAGTTTCTTTCTACTGCCCGTAGCTGATCTTTGCTATTTTTCCGCCCAGTTCGTCGGCAGGTACTTTTGTACCTGTCTTTTTTCTATGCAAAATTCAGTATTAAGATAGCTTTACCGCAGCTTGTCCGGTAAATTCTTCCCATCGCCGAATAATAACATCCACATAAATTGGATCAAATTCCATCATGTAACATATACGATTGGTTTGCTCTGCCGCCATGAGCGTACTGCCGCTGCCACCGAACATATCTAAAGCCAATTCACCTGGGCGGCTGCTGTTTTGAATTGCCCTCGCACAAAGCGGTATTGGTTTCATCGTTGGATGTTCACCATTGCGCAGTGGCTTTTCAAACCTCCAGATGGTCATGAGAATATCTTGAACCTGAGAAATAACTTCTACATCAGAAGCCTGCAAAACAATCTGTTCGGCTCCCAATGTGATGCATATATTCTTTTTTCCTGTCTCCGTATCCTGAATAACTACGGGACAATCATCATCAAAAACAGTACCTTGTTTACGCCCACCAAAGAAGCGATGCGCGCCATCCGGGCGCCAACCATAAAGAATAGGTTCATGCTGCCATTGATAATCTTGCCGCCCAATAACGAATTGATTTTTTACCCAGATAAGGCATTGGCGAATACTCCAACCGGTTGCATCCATTGCCCCTCGAAAGTCATTGCCGGCGCTATCTGCATGACAAACATAAATGGACCCACCGGGCATTGTCGCTTCGTACATGCATGAAAAAGCCGAAGTCAGAAATTGTTGAAATTCCGCCTTCGGCATGTGATCATTTTTAATTTTCAATTTGTCTTCTGTGCTACCTTGATAGTCCACATTATACGGCGGATCCGTAAAGACCATAACGGCTTGTTTTCCATCCATGAGTTTTTGGACATCCTCACGTTTGGTACTGTCACCGCACATAAGCCGATGGTGCCCAAGCTGCCATATATCGCCCAACTTCGATATGGGTTCTGTGATTGTTTCAGCTGCAGCTGCCGCGTCAAAATTATCATCGCTAACCTGCTCGGTACGAACATCTGCAAGCAAATTATCGATTTGCTTATCTGAATAACCTGTAAGATTTATATCAAAATCAAGACCATCCAGCTCTGTCAAAAGTTTGGCCATCACATCATTATCTATTTCAGCAAATTCAGCAATGCGGTTGTCTGCAATTAAATCTGCCCATTCCTCAGCTTCCGATACATACTCCTGACGATCAACAGGTACCTTACAGCCCAAAAGCAACGCAGCTTGCAGCCGCCCGTGGCCCCTAACAACAAAGCCAGAGCGATTGGACACTGTTATCGGTGCCCGCCAACCCTGGCTTTGTATTATTTTGGCCAACAATTCAATTTGCTTTTTAGGATGTTGATTCGGATTTCGTGGATTCGGTATCAGTTCCGTTGGATCAACAAGATCCGTGTATGAGCAATGTATTGGTATTTCTTTCATTTCTTCACCCTCTTTCATGTCTATAAAAATAGGAATCGTTGGCATTACGTAAGCAACTATATATAAAAATGCAGATAACACTTGTTTTTAAAGTATTATCTGCATTTATTTTCGATAATAAATGATTATTGGAACTTTATTTTATAACCTTTCCACGACTTGATTTATACTTTCCGCCTGTACTTCACCTCTTGATTTTTCGTATAAAAAAAGTGCTTCATAACAAAGCACTTAAATAAATAAAATCTCAACATCATATATTTTTTCATTTCGAAAAATCTTTTTTAGATGCTCCCATTTTTTATTCAAAATAATATCTCGCAAGATTGACGGGCTGATAAATAGCAATTTTTCAAAAGGCTGACAACAATCGAACTGATATTTTGACTTAATTTTCATACCAGGATATTTCTTAGCTTTTCGTTTAATTGCACTTAATATTATACCATTAGTTTCAAACTGCAATGTTGTGCTTTTTGCTGTCAGTATAATATTAGCATCAAAAATAATATTGCCAATCATTCTTGTTACTAATATAGTGTCCTTAAAATAATCATATTTTTGAATAGTTATTATATCTTTAGAGTCAAAGACCATTAGACAGTTTCCAGTTAGTCTACTTTTTACAACTCCTCTAGATAACCTTTTATATGAGGTCTCCAAACTTTCTGAAATGCAGCTTCAGAAACTTGAGTTATTTTAAAAAACATGTAAATTACACTTAACGTATATTCCACTATAAATAAAATAATTTTTTTCACACGCACGCCCCCTAGTACTAAAATTTATATTATTGTTAGGTGTCTTTGCATATGATCTAACGCTGTTTTACTTTCACATGTTAAATAATTTAAACTCAGCTGACCATAAATAAATCTGTATTCTCCAATTGAACTATAGTCTGTTGAAGACAATTGCCAAATTTTATTTTCACTTTTCGTTGGCATTCCATCTACAACCAAAACGATCCCATTAGTCTCCATTTGTATCGAATCGAAATACAGCGAAAAAAAACTATCCCGTGTGAAATTTCCCCCAATGGCATTCTTAGCCAAAACCGCTATATCCAACATAATATCATTGCCATTATATGCTTCTAAAGCAATATAACCCTTATCCACGCTTCTCCTTCTGCTATACCTTGCGTCTAAACATCCGTCATTTATTATACTCTGTAAATTGTCAACCAAAGTAATATGCCTCAAAATCACAACTATCAACCCTCATAACCTATAAAATTTAAGCCGCCGACAAACATGCCGACGGCTTAATAAACCAAAACATTACACTTTATTTTTCTTTTGTGATTCAAGATCTCTATTCAAGTTTCGACCTTGAATAAAAGCTCCTACAACAGATACTAACCCAATTCCACTTAACAATGTCCCGGTCACAGAATGATCCGTCGAGATAAGAAATACTGCACCTGATATATTTGCCATTGAAAATAAAAACGCAAATATCAACCCCCACAAACTATCTCTTGATGCACTCTTAATTACACTTTTCTCTAAATCTTGACGATGAAGACTTTGTCCTTCCGCCATTTTGATAATTCGATCAGCCGCCCCTGGACATACTCTTTCATATCTTTCAAACTCTTCTGGGCTAGGTAATGGCCCAGACCTATGCTCTATTGCTACTTGTCTCTGCCGTAATAAAGAAGATTGCCTATTAGCTTTACTAGTCTTCTTATTCGGAGTCATTTCTATATCAGCTATCAACGCCTTATCTTCTGTCATACGACTTCTCATAATTCAACATTGCCTCGCTTACATCCTTACCAGTTTCCTGCCAATCTGACTTTAAAGCATCCGTATCGGATACTTGTAAAATAGACTCTACTCTGTTTTCATATACGTTGACAGGTTGAAAAAAAGCTCTTATTCCCTCTAAAAAGTCGCTATTCATTTTAATGATTTTTTCCATATTGAATACCTCCTTCTCATATCTTAATTATACCGAACATCATTTAATTTAGCAATAATATTAACTATTTCTATACGAAATGCCGCTGACAAGCATGTCAGCGGCTTACATTTTTTGTTAATTGATCATATAGATACACGACCAATTAAATGGATTATAACATATTTGACAAGCTCTTTCAAGCCTTTATGATTCAAACAATTGACTTTTCCCAGCCAACCCCGCATTTATCTGTGACAGTGATTTCTTTTTCAGATCGCCTTTGCGACTTCTCCCTTTACTGCTTCCACCACCTGCACCTTTTAATGCCTCGCCCGCTGGCAATGGTTCAACGGGCGGCAAATTTGATTTATACTTCTCACGCATTAAGCTCGTGATTACATCATTTTCAATATGCGGATCAGCTTTATCCCCCGGATAAAATATTCCATGACATTCCGGGCAAATATACCGATCATTTTCTTTATCGTAAACCATAACGCACTTACATTCCTCGCACCAACGCGGATTTCTCTTTCTTCGCATCCTACGACCTCCTGATCTTCCATTCCGATTTTACCATTATGCCAGTGATTTTCACCGCTGGCATTTTCTTTTTATCTGCCACATATCGCTCAAACAGCCCAATATCCAGCCACTTCTCCTTCCAGTGATCTGCATAATCAAACTTGTATCCTCGAACCTGTCCGATACTATCTTCATAAGCCACAGTCACATGCGACAAGCGATAAAGTTTGAAATACGATACCGCGATAAACACGACCGGCACCAACAAAACAATATACATCATTTCCATTCAAAAGCTCTCCTCTACAAAGTTATTTTAGGGTGATAGCTGCGGTTTTCATGATAATTTTCTACCTTACGGACCTGCCCAAGCAACCGATCAAACACACCAATTGCATTTTGAATATCAGAACGCACCAAAGCTTCCACAATCTTTTCTGTTATCTCAAACGTATCCTTGTCAATGCGACGTTCCCGCCGTACTGCAATTATTTTATCTGTAAGCTCTGTTTTCTCTTCCACCGTATGTTCATTCAACTCAAGGTCATGCAGAATATCCTGCGTCGCATTATTGTATCCTTTCAGCCGATCTTGACTGCCAGTGTGCTCTGTTTTAGCAGCACGAAGCATATTAAGAAACTGACTGATAACCTCGGATCTTTTCACGGCTGATCTCCTCGCTTTGTTTGAGTTGTTTCCGCTGCCAAGATCTCGGCAAATCGTTTGCTTGGTTTTTTGTTCTTCCGATTCCATTCCCGAAAAGGCTTTATTCGATGCCTAATTCGGTGAATCGGTAATATTCTATTTATCATCAATTCATCACTCCTCACACTTTTTCAATTTTTACGTAAATCCCTTGCCTGTCACTCCAAAACTTTTCAGTGATTTCACTTGCCACCTGAGCATCATCATCCCAAAACTCAAGCTTTGTCATAACATCTTTTAGCAGCTTAATCATATTGTCCGTATCTGGCTTTGTAGCTTTGTACTCACCAGATCGATGCTTACCTGTGACTGGAAATAACCACTTTGTCATTAGCCTTACAGTCCCAGTAAACGGTTTTTCCGGTCTATGCGGGGCAAAATATGTCTCGAACTTATTTCGCGCGTCTGCAAGCTCAGGCGGTTCATAAAAATGTGGTTTACCATTTACCACAGACACTTTCTTTTCCTGGTGAGTTACTGTCGGCACTCGCATGGGAATAAAAAATTCAATTGTCCGGCTCATAATCTACCCCCTGCCATTTACCAGTTTCATGATTATAAAAAACGTCACCGGATTGCTTGATCTGATCCCAAATGAAATCAAGAATAGATGGTCTTTCGATCAGCCATTTAATAACCTGACTGTTTTTAGGCGAATACTCACACTCTGGTAATTTATGAAAAAGCGGTGGAAGATTTCTGGCAACAATTAATTTTCCGCTACGCTTCTTTGCTGTATTTTTCATTTTTAAAATCACCCTTTCATTATTGAGAATTATTTCCATTTACCGTTTTGGAAGAAATTTTTATTTTGTCAAGGATAGTGAAAAGTATGTCGGGGGG